AAAACTTAAATAAATTACCCATCATCTTAATATTATATTCGGTTTCCATTAACTGAATCATATAATTAAAGACCTTATTAGGATTCATATCTGAATAGTTCTTATGCAGTATGTCTCTATTATAAATATAACTTTTTAAAGAAAAACCTTTTTTATATTCACTCCACAATAACCCTATATAGTTCTTAACATCACCAAAAAATGGTATTGATGCTTCTACATCTTTAGGAATCCCCCCATATAAGTATTTAAAACTTAATTTTTTACTCTCATTATAATCCACACCATATTGCTTAGATAAATATTCATGAACCGAACCATCAGGAAAATCATATCCAATTATATCTGCAATTAAACGTAGATGATATGCATCATAATCCATCTCAACCAACATACCCTTTTCAAATCTACTAACGTATGGTGCTCTCGAACCATCTCCCTTGTTTAACGCTGAATA